TTATTTTGACTTATGCCGTGTTATAAGCTGATTGCATTGTGCGGTCGGCTTATAGCGAAGGGCAATTTGCTTATAACTATTATATGTAATCATATACTTAAAACACCAATAAAACCAACACATTTAACCATGAATATCGGAAACTACACCAAGCAATTATCCGACTGGATGTCTTACAAAAGATACTCTCCTGAAAGCATCAAGAACTACGTTTCATGCTTAGGTAAGTTCTTATGTCATTTTGAAAAAGAAGCCACTAAGCCAAGCGAGATTTCAGCTACTAAGATCAAGTTATTCTTAACCGAAATTAAAGAACCTAACACGCATAGAGCGTACCTATCTGCAATAAAGCTTTTTTACTCAAAGATTGGCAATCAGCCGGACAAACTAGACAAAGTAGAGTACCCTAAAAAACAGAAAAAGTTACCTATAATTCTTTCTGTTGACGAAGTTCAAAAAATGTTTTCAGTGTGTGAAAACTTAAAACACAAGACAATCTTAGCGCTATTGTATTCGTGTGGATTTAGAGTATCTGAATTAATAAATTTAAAGTGGGAAAATATCGACAGAAGCAGGATGATAATTAATGTAATCCAAGCCAAAGGAAATAAAGATCGACAAGTGCCACTTAATCAACAACTAATAGAATTGTTAGAAAAGTATTACAAAGAATACGGCACAAAAGAATATGTTTTAAATGGTCAATTTCCAAACAAAGAATTGAGATATTCAGAAAGAAGCGTTAACGAAGTATTAAAACAACTAGCCGTAAAAGCGGGTATAAATAAAAATATTTATGCCCATCTTATTAGGCATTGTAACGCAACCCACCTATTAGAGGGCGGTACAGATTTATCAATAATTCAAAAATTACTAGGACATAACAACATTAAAACAACCCAAATCTACACTCACATATCGCATAATCACATTAGTAAGGTTAAATCACCTCTTCAAAATATTCAATTATAATCTACATAGACAAAAATCTTCCGGGATGATCTTGTTCTTCTGATATTATTTTTACATTACTTGCAACTACTGGTACTTTATTTCCATAAGCATCTGTTACCCATTGAGTAGTATTAAATATATTCTCATCGGTATATTCCCTTGTGCTCCTTGCGTGTACTTCTTCTGATACATCTTGTACTAAAGCTATTCCATAAGCATCCGCTAAGTCATTATCGGAGCCTATTTCAACCTCATCGTAATTTTGTAATTGATTTAGTAATTCAGGAAAATGTATATACTTCGCGTAATCTAAAATAGCCCCCTGCATTAAACCAACCATAATAGTTTTAGAGTGGTTATTAATGTGAAAGCCATAAGCGTTAGTTTGCTGAGAATCCTCCGTTTCTAATTTCTTAGGTCGATAAGCAAGTAAATTAGAATAACCTCTTTCTTCAAAGTATTTAAAAATTAATTTATTCGCTACGTCAATTAAAACGGATTGCTGAAGGTCAAAATAAATAGCAAGCCTTAAACACATTTCATAAAAAATTTCTTTTCTTCTCGGACGACAACAAATAGTAGCCACCGGCGCTCTTTGCATTTGCCCTTCAATAGTGTTAACCCTTATCAATACACACATAGCGCCCTTTGATTTAGAAGACTTGGCCTTGTCCTGATCGTAGCTGTCAACCCCGGAACAATATAAATTAGAATATCCTTTTAACGGAATTATATGGTCTCTATGAATTAAAATACAATCTCCATCTTCAGGCGTTTCGTTGTCAACCCTCAGTGTTAATTGCATTGGCATTATTATTTCACCCTTCTCATCTTTTAGTGGATCTAATTGGCACTTAATGTAAGGGCTGGAATCTTTTGACATTATAGCATCCGCCTGATTTTGCATTGACTCTGTATCGAAAACATTTGTTACCGTTTTGGTAAAAATATCATTCGAGGTCATTGGATAATCCTTTAAATGCTTTTGGTATTTTTCTGTTCTACCGTATTTAAATTCTTTTGCTCTTTCCGCTAATAAAGCGGATTTTGCGGCTTCGGTATCTTCAACTCCAATTATTTCAAATGGTTTAAATTCTTTTAAAAGGTTTGGAACTTTTTGAACTATTTCTCCGTTAGAAGTTGCCCCGCCGTAATAAGGGAAGTGGAATCTTGGCGCAAGTATCGGAAACGGAACACAATTAAAATTATCAGGCTTCTCCCAAATTTCTTTTAAGCCTTTACTTTCTTTATCCATACGTCCACCGGTTCCAAAAAAATACATCGAACCGCGTTGAACTTCTCCAATCATTAAACAAGCCTTAGTAGCAGAATAACAATCCTCTAACTTCGAGAATTGACCGCACTCTTCAAAAATTACAGAATTTAGGTAGACACCCTTGAAGAGGTCCGGATCCTGGAACATTGTTTCAATCTGTATTTTATTTTTAGTTCCTTTATCTACACTTTCGCCTAATTCATTCTTAGTGGTATACCCCGCAACAATAATATTTGAGTTAGATTTTAAACGCTTAACGCTTAATTCAGGAACCAACATAGCCTCACTTACAGCCCACTTATCAATGAACTCATCAGCGTATGTTTTTTTACCAGCAGCAACACCAGCCCTAAACCCCGGAAAGAATCTCCATCCGTAATCTAAAACACCTTTGTGAAAAAATTCAGATACACCGGCGCGACGTTTCTTTGGGATTATAGCGTTCTTTCCATGTAACTGACAGTATTCTACTAAGTAAGCAAGCTCTAAGTGTAAATCAATCATATCGGGCGCTCTTACACCTTCTGCGGTTGACATATCATTAAAGTTTAAATAGTAGTAGAATCTTCCCGGTAAATACCATCCGCCAGTTTGATAACCATGAATAATACAGTGTAATTGGTCTTTCCAAAAAGACTCCCACGGAGGAGTTCCGATAACTCTTGGATCACTTCTCGAATCAGCTTCTTTAGGAATGCCTCCGCGAACTATGGGCATCGGGTTAAATCCGCGTTTTTTCAAATATGGCGCCCTCGGAAACATTATTTTTTATCTAACATTGTTTTGTAAGCAGCCTTATTGCTTTGGAATATTTCCAAAAGACTTAATACCTGATCGCCCTCAATTTTACCTTGCTCCATTAACTCTTCTGTTATTTCCTTTTCGAGTCCATGAATATGTTTTCTTAATCGGTCAATGGATTCTAGCTTAGACTTCATCACCTTGTCATCTAAATCAGGCGTAATGCTTTCTTGAAGTTCGTCGATTGTTACTTCATATTTTCTGATTAACTCTGCTTTACGATTGTATTGAAGTGCTTTGTAGGCGTTAATGGCGTTTGTAATTCGATGACCGTTTGGCTTGTTTTCAAGCGCATCTAATAATTTCGGATTGTTGTCTCCGTAAACTTTAGTAATAGCGTAACCTATTCTTGTACGCTCATTATGCTGCCTGTAAAGACTGCAATAATCATAAACATAAACTATTACCAATACTTCTTTTTCATCAAGAGAAGCCAGTACAGGCTCCATTTGAAGAACTACGGGGCGTAAAATGATATTGCCCCGTATGTCGAGGTCGATCAAGAGACTCATTACTCAGTTTTTGGTTCTTCGGCTTCAGAAGGATATAACAGTCCGTTAACCGTTTCTTCGATTAATAGATTTAAAATGTACTCCGTTGCTGTAACTTTTTTTATTCGGTCCCGAACGCCAAGTTTGTTTTTGCCTTTTGATTGGGCTTCTACTTCGATAAGACCTGCTTTTAAGGTCTTTATAATCTCGTTTGTGATTATGAAGGAAGTGAGTTCGTTCTCTACCGTTGGAGAACATTTGATTTCATACTTGTCATCGGATAGCTTTAATTCAAAGCCTATCGACCCTTTAATTGATTTTTCCATGTACTAACTTTTGTTACGTCGCTTAACGACACACAAATATACAACTTATTGAATGTGAACAACTTGCCTAAAAGTTTGATTTATAATGAGTTATAAACACCGTATATTTACATTTATTTGATTATCAGTAAATTATGCCGGCAATAACCAAAAAAAGAGAAGTAGATAAGATTCTCGATATTTTAACAAAATTCGGGCGTACTGACGACTCTAGGTTCGATGAAACATGGATTGGCAATATGTACGACCAAATACGCTCCCAGCTCATCGTAGCGGAATACCAACAAACAGGAATTGTAGATAGAAACTGGCTTACAGACTTAGGGCTTACCACTTTTTACCCCGTTAATTTCGCGGATGATGAAAGTGTAAATTACTGTTGTTCCGATATGAGCAAGACTACTCTGCCTAATTTAATTCCTTTGGGTAAAGATGGTTTTGATCTCGGATTATTTTCTCTTATTTCCGCTTGCGGTACTAAAGAGTATTACTTCCAGCCAATGTCTTCTTGGAAAATGATTCCTAAAGAACACGTAAGAAGTAGGTTCTCTTACTATGACCGGATTAACACAGCCCTTTATGTAAATAAGAAGATTGAAAAACTTCGCCCTATTGTTGTTTTGGCTAGTCCTGAAGACGGGTATATAGTGAATAGCGCTCCGATAACAAGTGGAAATTTAGTTAACGGAACCGTTTACAGAGTGAAGTACGGGCAGATATTTTATTCAGGCGCTACTCAGTTAGAAGATTCAACTTTTACGGCCGGAGCCACAACCACATTTACGGGGACAGGTAAAGTTTACTTAGCCTCACAATTACAGACTTTAAGCGAAACTCAACCCTACCCTGTAAGTTCAGATATGGCAAGACAAATAGCCTTAGAAATGCTTACAAAAGAATTTAAGATTGAAGATAGTGCTTTGGCTGACGCATTTAACGACTCCGCTGATGACTCGCAAAAATGATTTTAGTTGGCCTCACTTTATTGAGCTAACAAAAAAAAGGCATAAAAAAAAGTTCGGCAAGTCAATAACAGCTACCGAGATAAGAAAGATTACAAAAAAGTTTATTTCTGATTTGATTGACAAAGTGATTGAAGGCGGAAACGTGAAGATTAACAAACATTCAAGTATAGAAGTTGTCGGAACTAAGATTTTAGAAGATGATATTTTTAAACTTTTAGTAAAAGGAAAGAGTTTAAGACGTGACGGAACAATGAAGAACGCTGAGTTTAATCCGCGAAGAAAAGAATTTAAATACAGGATAGTGTACGAAAATAGTTTGAATAAAGATTTACGATTTAAAGCTGATCCAAAGTTCGCTAAAAGAGTACACCAAGCCCTTATAAGTACAAACAATTATTACAGAATACATGAACAAGCAAGTCTCAATAGATAACGTCATTATTAATTTAATGGATGATTTGGGGTTAGATCACACCAAACATAAAGCCATGTTTACTTCATGGGCTGTAATGGCTGAGAAAAAAATAGGAAGTTATTATCAGAACAAAAGAAAACATAGTGTACTCACTATATCTAATTGCGTGGCGGATTTGCCACAAGACGCTACCATACTTGAACTTGCTCTTTTAGGAGACTGGGGATGTGATTGCGGAGACTTGTTTTTAAGAGTTAATACTTATTTATCAAGCATTTCATTTGCCGCTACCGATACAAGTTTTCTTATTCTCGATGTACCCTCACAAACAGACTCAGCGGGTTCTTATCAAGCGGTTCCTTATCACGTACAAGACAATAAAATAATCTTTGATAGAAATTTAGATTCTCAAAAAGTAACCATTCAGTATTTAGGAATAATGACCGATGACAACGGCATTCCTTTGGTTGGAGAAAATCACTTGGAGGCAATCGCTGAATACTGTATGTATAAGTTTCGAAGAAGAAGAGTTAAAAACTCAACCGATATAGGACTATACAGGGACCACTTTAGAAACTGGAATGAATTGTGTTTATGCGCCAGAGGTGATGACGCTCAGTTAACGGACTCCGATCAAAGACAAATTTCTGACATGATTAATAACCCTTATTCCGGTAGAGGATTAAGATTAGTACCAAGCGGATTAGGTTATGGAACATATTAATACTTTTGAAAACGGTTTAAGTAGTGACGTAAGTTTAATCTTACAGCCTGACGGGACTTACAGGTACTTAAAAAACTGCCAATTACTATCTCAGGATGGTAATGATTATACGATAAAAGATTGTTTAGGCAATACTTTAATCTTTACAATTAACCCTCCTTATAACGGAACTGTAACTGTCGGAATATCTCCGATGCCAATTATCTTTATCTCATTTCCTAATAAACTTGTTGTAATTAGCACTCATGTAAGAGATGCTATTGGAGGCCCGGGACAAATAGGAGTTGTAAAATACGAAACTTACGGAGAAGGCGTTCAGCCCTTATCTGTTGCGGGAGAATATCACGCGGGCTATGTGCCTTTGTATTATCACGATGATTTAACGCTCAGTCAAATGTACAGAGCAGATGGGTTTTCTTTTATCGAAAACGAATTAATCGAAAGAATTTACTGGACGGATAATTTTAACTCGCCAAGAGTATTTAATATTTCAGATCCGATATTTACTAATTATTTTGCTAGTGGCTCGTTAAGCGCAACAGCAGGAACTAAATACATGGTTCTCGAAGGCGCGGTAAGATATAATGGAGTTGATTATGGCCCTGGACTTACAAATAAAAACATTATTACCACAACAGGCGGCATAGTTGTTTATACTAATCTTACAGGAACTACCCCTACTCCAAAAGTAATTGAATATTACCCTGTAAAGCTTTTAGACTTCACCCCGTCAAGATTAGTTGGCGGAATTACTCTTAAAGAATACGGCTCAGGAAATGTTTTTTGCGGGAGTAAAGTTTATTTTTACAGGCTCGGCAAGAACACCAATGGAATAGTTACCACATGGAGTTATCCAAGTTACCCTATTCCGGTAGGAGGATTAAACGATACTACAGCTTTAAGTTCACCAACGGTTCCTTACCATGATTTTACAGGGGGAGGAACTAAAACAACTTTACTTAACAGTCATTTATCGGTATTGATTAATATCGACAATGTAGATACTGATTATGACTACATTGAACTAGCGGTTGCTGAATACGATCAATTAATTGATGCGCCTAGACAAATTGTCGTTGTTGACCGTCAAGATATAGCGGGTAACACTTCTGTTACTTTAACGCATGAAGGCTCAACAACTTTATCCGTTCTTACCGTTTCAGATGTTACTTTATTTCCTGCAAGTATTTTAAAATGCAAATCTCTTACAACAGATAAAAATTTCATCTTCGCGGGTAATACTACTGAAAGAAAAGAATTAGATATTGATGTTTCGGCAGCCACTTCTACCACCAATATTAGCCCTGTTAATTATCCGATGAACGTTCACTATGACGCAACAAGTTGCTCGTTAAGTGGACCCGTTTATTCAGGAATAAGTCCTACTTCAGGAGCAAATCCAGGTGCAGGAACCGTTACTCCGTTTTCAAGATGGTTAGTAACAGCAGGGCAACCTATTTATAATGGAGTTACTTATCAGGCTGGAGATGTTATTGTAGGCGTATCGGGAGCAGGAAATAGCACTATCGACTTTGCTACTCACGCGGGAAGTCAAGCAAGGCCATGTGTTACTAAAAACAAATACACAAGTTTACTTACAGGTAAGCGGGTTGAAAACGCTATCGAACTTAAAAAAACGTCAAATGCAATTAATGATTGCTTTTGGGATTATAAATCAGCAGCAGCACATCACCATGTGGCTAGTTATTGGTCGGGTGAAACTTATAGATTCGCTTGGATAGGGCTTGATTTAAAAGGAAATCCTTTTTACGCCAGACATATTGCAGATTACACACTTCCGACAGTTTTAGCTAAAAGCGGACTTACACGTAGAGATCAAATCGGAAACTCAGGAAACTATGTTTACTCACTTAATCCCACTTTAATAAATATTTCAGGAATAACAATCCCGCCAGATATTGCTTCGCAGCTTAGTGGATGGATGATTGTAAGAGCTGAAAGAGACGCTAGAATTATCGCTCAGGGATTAGTTACTCAAAACGTAGATACCGGCGCTACGCCTAAAATTTACAGACCGGCAGCCTACAACCCGATAGTTTCAGCAGAGTTTGGTGGTGCACCGGCGGCTAGGAATTATTCATTTATTTGCCCTGATTCATTAGTAGGCGTCCCGTTTAAAAAACCAATAGGGGTTATTGGTGATATAATGGAAGAAGCCACGTGGTTAGAAGGGTTTGATTATGGCGGAGGAAGTGTTGTAAGAGGTCAAGGAGTGGCAGGAAGTGAACAAGTATACACTAAATACTTGTCTTGTATTAATGACAGCTTATTAAGACCTCCCGCTAACATTACTTATTACGGTGATGTTTCAGAAAATCAAACATTAACCAACTTAGGAAACTCCGCTCATTTTGAAAATGGCTCAATGCGCATTGGAGCAGCGGCAGGAACTAACGTAAAAGGCACTTGTGTAACAGGCGGACTTGATTATACGCTAGACAATCACTACGCGTCTTGCGGTAAAAAATCAGTATTTATTTTAGATAATGATTTTCTGCATTATGGTCCGGCAGCAGCAGGATATACGGCCGCGGCAACCAACGGACAAACTCAGAAAATGCTAATGAACTACTGCAAAGCGGGATATTCAAATCCTTATGGAGGTAGTGGTCAAGTAGCCTTAGCAAATACACTTTACGTTTCAACAGGCCATTATCAAGCAATGGATAACGCCACAAAACTTAACACTTTTGACGGAACTAATTATGTATTTAATAACGTAGAGATTGGCGGAGGGGATTGTTTTCCTAGCCTTATTGATTACGGATATGCACTTTGGGATAATACATTTGTTGGAGCAAAGTACTCATGGTCATGGACATTTCCTTGTGAGTGTAATGCAAATTATAATTTAAGAAGAGGTAGAAAAACTTCCAATGTAGAAATGTACTACACGGGAACAGGGCTTACTAACTCTATTGTTTTACTTGGTCCGGCGGGAGAAGTTTATCCTGAAGATTATAGTTACAATCAGGGCTACTCTACCGAAAACCAAGCCGTCGTTTACCCTGCCCTGCCCGCTAATTTTATTAATAGCGGAACATTCCAAGCGAGGATAAGATTTGCCGGAGTGAAATTCATTGGAGAAATCGAAGATTCGTTCAGAAAGTTTGCGGTCAATGATTACAAGGATTTGTCCGCGAACTATGGCAGAATAAATAAGGTTGCTTTTAAAGACGACAAAGGTGTTGTATTTCAGGATGACGCTATTAGCACTATTCCCGTTCTCGAAAGACAACAAACAACAAGCGTATCGGGAGATACAGTTAATATCGGTACCGGCGGAGTTGTAGATAGATTTGACGTAATTAATTCTTTCTTTGGAACTCAACACCAATGGAGTGTAACGGAAACTGAGTACGGGTTTGCTTTCTTTGATATGAGAAGAAAAGCATTTTTAGTTTTAGACTTTAGTAGGGGGCTTAATGAGGTAAGTCAGATTTTTGGATTAAAATCATTTTTTAACGAAGTATTTGTTGAAATTGAAGGATCCGCTATTTTAGATGCCGACAAGGTTTTAAACAGCCCTACTCTTTCAGATAATTCGGACCGCCCTTTAATGGGAATAGGAATTACAGGAGTTTTTGATCCTAAGTTTAAAATGACTTATTTAACTTTTAAATTCTCTGGTCAAAACGCATCAGGATATAAGTCAAAAGATTTTACCATCGGATATTTACACACGAACACTAAAAAATGTTTTGTAGGATTATTTGATTGGACTCCTTCTATTGCGCATAATCATAATCAAATTGTAATCTCGGTAAACAATCCTAAAAACACTACTCAGTATTTAACGGCAACTTTAACAAATAAAGTTTTTGCTATCGGAGATACTATCTGGGGAGATGTTTATATGCAGGATGAATATATTTGCATTGCACCGGTCACACTTGATAACGTTGCTAAATACCCTAAAGGAGCAAGCGGAGGAACCTACTGGGCTTTAGTAAATACCGTTAATCAGTTGTGGGTTCATAACCAACCGATTGATTTAGCACAAACAACAGCGCCGGATTATCTTTACAATATGTTTTTTGGCAAGGTTTACGATAACGAAGTTCAAATAGTAGTCAATCCTAAAACTAAAAACCCTTTTAATGTTCTTAATATTGAGCAGGAAGGCAATAATGTTAATATAACGGATATTTATATCAGCGCGGACAGACAATCGGCCAGTGAGACCAATATCAAATCGTGGAGCAGATTTTACAAGGTTACTTACGATAGCATTTGTAGTAGCCTTCCATTATCCTCAACAGGAAGAATTACCGACAGATATTTACTAATTCGAATGGTAAAACATAATTGGACCACGAGCCCGATCACCTTAACCACAGGAACTAAAATTTTACGCTGGTTAAAATCTTTTTACGAAGAAAAGAGGTAAATTTGGTAAATGTAATAAAATGTGTTACATTTACTTAAAAATTACCCTATGAAAAAGATAATAATTATTACATTCTGTTTACTGTCTTTAGTTTCAGTATCTCAGGTTACCAGCACCGGAACATTAATGATTGCCAATGTTTCCCCTTACTATGCTTGTCAGGGCGATAGTATTACCATAAGCTTTAAGTTTAAATATTCAGGTACGCCAAGCTCTATTCCTCAATGGTCTTTTGTTTACAATGATAATGGGGCGTTTACTCAGATCAAATCGTTTAACTACGCAGAGTTTTATCATTTATCAAAATCTCTTTCAGGCACCGATACCATTTATGCCTTTAAGGCAATAGTGCCTAAATCGTTACCTTTAAACACTCAGTTAGCGGTAACTGTTAATGCTGGTACTGGCATTTATCTAGGTAAGGCAATTATGGTTCAAGACTGTACAACAGGAATAACCGAAGTTAATCCTGATGAAATAAAACCTGTTTATTTTGATTTGTACGGAAACAAGATCGAGCCAAGAAAGAACGAAATCATTATCGAACAAAAAGGAAACGTAAGACGTAAAATTATTATCCAATGAAGTATTTAATATTCCTTCCGTTATTCAGTTTTGGGCAAATGAAATTCAGTTGCGGTAAAACAGACACGGTTTATATATCTGTAAATAATTCTAATTTAATAGTTAATTTTTCAGGAGAACATCATAACTGGAAGTCAATAACAATAGGGTTTGTAGACGGAGATCAATTAGTAATACCGTCAGATAATTGTTATTTTATTCCAAACAAAACAAAATTAATGACCACTAAATTTGATTACATTTCATTCGATGATAAATCAGCTTCTTTGGCTTGCATAAACATCAAAACAAAAGACTATTTTATTAAAGAATTAAACAAGTAACATATAGCGTTACGTAAGTATTTGACTGTTAAATACTTGTTATAACATTGGCTTTCAATTAGTTAGACTTTTTACTATATTTATAGCGTTGATTATCAACGACTTATAAAATGAAAAAAGTTCCTAGCTATAAAACCGGAAATCGTATTTTAGGCGATCCTGATAAGCCGGTAAAAACAACCATAGACTTCTCGAAATACAAAGACCAACTTTCTAAACCATTAGAAGGAACGGGAACTAATGTGGTCGGCAATGATCCGTCAGGTCTTACGCCAGAAGTTCTTAAAAGCATGGGATATAAATATATCTCAGGAAGCGCGTCAAACAAAGATGCGGTTTATGAAAAAGGCGGCAACTATCACCTGTATACCGAGCGGCCAAACTCTACAAGCAATAAATTTGGAATTGTAAATATTGGAAATCCATTTGCTCCAACTAAACAAATAACAGCAGCTCCGCCAGTAGATAATGGAGTTAGGGTTCTTAATAATCAACCTGATAAACCCAATCCTCAACCTTTACAACTTGGTCCTAATTTAAATTACAACCCGAATACTAAAAAATATTTCAACCCTATTACAGGAACAGAAATTCAGCCTATTGTAGAACAATATAGCAAAGGAGGTAAAGTAAAACTTCCAAAAGGATATTTACGCGGAGGGGATGTTTCAGAAGATACTTATAGCGCTGCAAGAGAAGAGGCTAATCAAAAAGCGCTTGCTAAACAACAACAGCCTACTACTATTGGCGGACTAAATAATACTCAACTTGGAGCCATCGCTAGTTTAGGTGGACAAGGATTAAGCGCAGGTTCAAACTTTATTAACGCAGACCCTAACTCCCAGGGGATTATTGATACAAACAAAGCGGCGTATAAAGACGCTGCTAAATACGCGGGGCAAGGTATGTCAACAGGCGCTGCCATTGGTTCATTCTTTGGACCAGAAGGCACTTTAATCGGAGGCGGAATAGGTGCAGGTGCTGGCGCATTAGGCGGATTATTTTATGGAGAGTACGATGCTAATAAAAAAAATGCTGCTACCACAAAAGCATTACAACAACAACAACTGGACCAACTTGCTTTAGATAAAACCAGTCAAGAGCAACTTGCTAAGTCGGATGTTCAAACAGCCTTAGCAAAAAGGGACTCTGGTGAGTCTGGACAAATAGCAACAAATTATCGCGCCCCGATAACTAACACAGATTTAATTCCTGATTACGTTGACCAACATAATAATCCTGTTACCAAACTTGGATCAGGCACATTCAATCTTACCAAAGATGTACTTCATCAAGGTAAGAACGTTTTGGATGAAGCAAGAAACGGAGAAATTACAGCAAAGTCTTTAAAGACAGATGCGGTTAAAGGAATTGACCAAGTTGCGGATATAGTAAGAAATCCAAAAGGAGCAGTAAAAGATTTGAATAAAAAATATTTTAAATTCGCTAACGGAGGAAAGATTGAAGGCAAAGGAACTTCTAAAAGCGATAGTATAAAAGCTAAAGTAAAAGAAGATTCATTTGTTGTTCCTGCCGAGAACGCTCAGGCAGCAGAAGTAATTAGAAAAGTAATTCTTAAAGCGCCAAGCGGTAAAGCTAATCTTAATCAAAAAGGTGGAGAAACAGTTAAACTAAGCAACGGAGAACATTTATTCACTCCAAAAGAAGTAGATAAATTAGAAAGTGTTTTAGGTGAAAAAGCCGTTGATGCACTTGCTCCAGATGCTAATAATAAGGAGGAAAGATTTGCACAGGGAGGGGATGTTAATAATACCGATGCGAATAGTGTTGAATCTAAATTTGAAAAAATACGTTCTGAGGCAGAAGCTAATTTAAGAAAAGCATACCCAAATAAAAACATTCAAGTTGTTTATAAAGGTAAAAATAGAAGTTTAGCCGATCAACAAAAAGCATACGATAGCGGCGCGTCTACTACCAAGTTGGGATTACACCAAGTTGGCGGGGCTAGGGATTTTAATATTATAATTGACGGAAGAGTTGCTGGAAATAAAGGAAACGACTTTAAACTATACAAAGACTACGTTTGGAAATCAGCCGAAGAAAACGGACTTCATCATTTAAACGAAAAAGAATTTGGGGCAGTAGATCCGTATCATGTTTCCTTAGTTAAGGAAACTGGCGACGGAACTGCATTTAAAACATTAGCAGAAAATTATCCTGAAATAGCAAATTCAAAAGAATTTAGTGACGTTGTTAAATTAGCGGAATCCAAAAAGAAAGCTAATCCAACCGATACCACTTATGACAGTATTCTTGCGGCAAGAGACGCTATTGCGGATAAAAAAAATGAAGTTGCTAAGACAGATAATTTAACAACAGACCCTTATCACATAGCTGATGCAAAACCTGCTAAATCATCATTTAAACCAGCTCCTAGTTTAAGTAAAAACCAACGAACCAGCGCAGGACAAATCGCTAATAACTCACAGGAAGGAATTGACTGGATGGGCAACAATAAACCCAAGCCATTAATGCTAAATCCGCCAACAACAACGACTTCTACCGACAATACACCTAGTCCAGTTGCTGTTACTCCTAAAAATAAACAAGCGCCTAAAGTAACTAGTCCGACAACAAAAGGATTAAACATGGCAACCGCTCAGGATTACAACTCAGGTGTTATCACTCCGCCAGAGTCTCCTGTTATTCAGCAAGCAAGTAAATATTCATTAGGTAATCTTGACGAACAGAAAGCCTATGAAAATGACATGGCTGCAAGATTAACTGAAACTAGCGGAACGCAAGACCCAACCAATCCTACTAATCCAGTAGATAAACAAGGTATTGATTGGGGTAAAGCTCTTAGTTACGGAATACCTATTGCTCAAACAGCTTTAGGGCTTAAAAAACTAAAAGACGCAGGGGCAAGACCTGTTGACCAATTAGATCCCGAAACAATTAATTCAATCGCTTCCGCTAAAGGAAATTTAGAATTAGCGAACCAAAGAGCCAAGTACGGATTTACTCCCGAACAAGCAGCAGCTATTTCTACTCAAAACCAAAACTTAACGAATAGCGGAACATACGCAGCAAGAAACTTCTCAGGAGGTAGTGCCGGAAATGCTTTTGCTTTAACAAGAGCTAACCTAAATGATTCTTATAACAGAAATTTAGGATTTAAAGCTGAGGATGCAAACTTAATGCTACAAAAACAAAACGTAGTAAACGACAGACAACAATATCTTGATAGTTTAGTTAGCCAACAAGCAGAAAGAAAACGCAGATTATTTAACGATAAGATGAGTGGATGGCAACAAAACCAATTATCCGGAGCGGCTTTATTAGGTGCTGGTTTGGAAAATCTCAGCGGAGCAGCTAGATACAATTCAGAATTAGACGCACAAAAAGAACGAGACGCTAAATATTCTTATTAATATGGAAATGCAATTTGGCACTGCGCAAGGCCTAGCAGTAAATTTAGGGTTCGATCAAAGAATAAACGACCTCCGTTATAACGCAGAGGCCAACAGACGCGCAGCAGCAGAAGCGGAAGCTAAAGCCAAGTTGTACGCGGATGATTTGGATTTTAAAAACGCAATGAATCCTTACGACGCACCCCTTGCCCGTAACAATGCGATTGATAAAATGAAAGAGTTAGCGAACATTCAAAAAACAAATCCTAACTACAAATACGATCCTATGGTTCAAGTTCAAATGAAAGCCATAAGAAATGATATTAAAGATAATCCGATAGTTCGCAGAGGAATGATGGTTGACTCAGCGTACAATGAGTATTTAAAAGACCGTCAAGAAGCTCTTAAAAACCCACAAGCGTGGGATATGGATGCCTTAGACGCACAAGGAGAGCAGTTTAAAAACTACTTCCAACATGGCCACTCAGAAGGTGAAGCTGGATTTATTCGTGACGGAGCGCAACCTGTAATCTATACACGCCCTGCTCCATTCATTGATTTAAGTAAAAAAGGACTTGATATAGGCAATCACTTTAACGATATGGTTCACCGTAATCTTAATCAATACGGTTCCTTTGAAACTATTCCTAACGAACAAAGTTTAAATGCTCAGGCTCACCAGTTCTATACAGAAAACAAACGTCAATTAGACAAAGAATATACTTCAAAAGGAATTGATCCGATAAAAGCAGCTAAAGACTTTATATCCGCTGGTATTAAAAGAGAATTTGAACCCGGAGACATCAATGCGGCTTGGGATAGAGCGTTTAAAGAAAAACAACTTAAATTTGAGAAAGACAAAATAGCACCAAAAGAAGGTTACACCCCTTATGATTATTTTGTTGACCCTAGAAACTTAGCAGGAAGATTAACTCAGGATGAGGCTAGGGTTATTGTTGGCGATACACCAAATATCGAAATACACGGACTTGACGGCTCGAAAGCAGATTTAACAGGATTGTTATTTAACGCGGACGGGCGTTACATGAAGCGCGGAAACAAACATGAAATTCCTAGTTTAATTGGTTTTGTAAAAGTTCCATTGGAAACAGCCCTTGCAAAAGGAATTATTGTTGGTGACCCCGAAGATGCTAAAAAAGGAAACTTTGGAGATGACGGAGTAAGAATAGCGGCGCCTTATAAAGGAAAGGCCGCTTTTGAACACGGAACGGATAAAGACGGAAAGCCTTACGTTAAAGTTTCACACGAAATTCCAATCAATCCAAACGATCAAAAATTAAGACAGCGATTCAATTCATTTGTCGATGTGGATAAATTAGTTCCTGAATCTTCTAACCCTTACCAATCAAGATCCAAACAAGTTGCTCCTGAAGGAGCTGCGGTTGACCAAAAAGGAAATGTATTTGATGCTACTGGTAAATATTTAGGTAAACGAGATGACTTTCAATAATGCCAGATACACAAGAAATAAAACCTATCGGAAAATTAACTCCACTTATTCCAAGTCAAGATGTTAAGCCTGTTGGAGAATTAAAACCTCTCGATACAGATAGGTCTTACTATGAACAAACTGGACAATTAACACCTTTAAATCCTATTAAACATGACCCTAAAGTTGCAGAACTTTGGGGAAAGCCTAAAGAGGAAGAAAAAGGATTTGGCTCTATGTTACTCGATGCTTTAGCTAGCGGTTCAGCCTCATTAGGTTCAGGAATAGCTAAAACACCCGCCTTTATTTACGATACATTTGCAGCTCCATTAAACTATATTGCTAGCGGAAGGTTTAAAGACGACCTATTAGCGATTCCTCAAATTAACGGAAGCGAAACTTTATCAAAAGCAAATTACGATGAGTTCGATAAGAACCACGCGGCTAAATCAGATTATTTTAAAAGTGTAGTAAATAATAATACTTCGCCAGGGAGTCTATCCCGAATGATTGTTAACGCCCCCGAAAAGGTTGCTAAATTTTACGACGATGTTGTAACGGAAAACCACAAACAACAAGCGGATAAATACGGAGCAAGCGCTGATGAAGAGTTTGCAAAAGGTAATTATGGTAACGCTTTAAAAATACTTTCGCTATCTACAATCGAAAGCGTTCCTGTAATGGCTTCGCTAATGCTAGGTAACGCAGCAGGAGTAACAACAGCAGAATCCACTTTACTTGGAGGTGCTGTATTTGGAGCGCAAAAGAAAGCTCAATTAGATCAGGAATTTCCTGATATGCATGAAGGACAAAAATTAGCCGTTTCGTGGTTAAACGGATTATCAGAAGGTTATATCGAAAACTCATTTGGTTTAACCAAGTTAGGAAAAGAAATTGGCGGACTATTTGCTAAAGAAGGAGTTGAAGCGGGTAAAAAACTTGCAGCCGAAGGATTTAAAGATATTTACTTACCTGTACTTAAAAAATACGGAGTTAATTATTCAGAAGAAATTGGAAGCGAAATGACTACTCAATACGTTCAAAACGCTATTGATAAGTATGTTGGTGGAGATGATAAAAAAGACCTTATGGATGGAGTTATTGACGCTGGCGTTATGGCCGGATTAATGTCAACTCCTATCGTAGGCGTAGCAGCTAAAGCAGAATTAAAACAAGCTAAAAAAGGTGCCGAGCAATTTCATAAAGATGAAGTTATCCGAAAAGACGCGGAACAAAACCGTCACGCTTTAAATATAGTTCAACAAGGCGACGACGCGGTTAAGAATTTCAAGGCTAATGTTAACGAAGAACTAAAGAAAGGAAATTTAACCCCTGAAGATGCAAATAAAGCCATTACACGCATTAACGCATACAAAGAATATAATGATATAACCGGAACGCTTAATCTCCCAGAAGAAACAAAATTAGAGGTATTCGATAAGACCTTTCAGAAACAAAACTTAGAAACAGAACTTGCTTCATTCGGGGACCCAAAAGATTTACACCCTTTAAAATTAGCGGAGTATGAGTCTAAGGTAAAAATGTCTTCTGACTTACAAAAGGATATTAATAAAATAATAGCTGAAAATCAAGCTAAAAAAGAAACTACTCTCGGAGAAAAAACAATCAATGATTTAGCTAAAGGTGAAGAAAAACCTAAAGTTGGAGAAAAGAGTAAACGAGCATCGGAATTATTAGAAGCATTTAAAAATAAATACAAAGATAAACTTCCTAAAGAAGATACAAGAACCTTTGAAGAAATACCCGCACACGAGTACAACGATAGTTCTAAAATAAAAGACAGGGTTAAGCATCAAAAAACAGCAGAATGGTTAGATACCCAACCTGACAAAACTGCCTTTGGTAAAATAACCGAAAGAGAATTTTCATATGACGGTAAAACTAATTCTGTTTTAGGAATTGATATTGACGGTAAGAAATTACGTTTTGCTAGTTCGATGTTAAGACCTGAAGGATTTAGAGGTCACTTCCGTCAAGAACAATTTGAAAGCGAGTTCCCTAAAGGGATGGACGTTGGAATGAAGGTTGAAGAACTTCCTGCTTTTGGAGAAGGGGATAAACCTAAAAAAGTAATTAAAGCATACAGAGCAGACAACGGTAAGTTTATCGGATGGATGAAGGAAACCACAAGAGGAACTTCTGAATATTCTCCCGAACAACAAGAGGCGCTTGCTCACTTAGAAACAGTTGTCGAACCGCCACTTGATTTATTTAATGAGTCCGTTAAGCCAACCGAGCCAACTACTCCGGTTCAGCCTACTCAAAAAGTTGAACCCGTTAAAGAGTCAGTAAAAGAACCTATTAAAGAAAAACCTAAGACTGTTAAAGAAGAATACGAGAAGCCTGAATTAAAACTTAATCTTATCGAAGATGTAAAAGTTTTAAAAGAAAAACTAGGCAAAGAACCTCGTAAAACATCAAAAGGCGATATAGTTGAAGTAAACATAAGCGCAGCTAAAAAACAAGCTGAAATTAAATCCGAACACGAAAGATTAAAACAATTAGTTGACTGTATATGGGCATAGAAGAAATAAACGACGAAGAATTAAGGGAATTGCAGCTTGAAGAAAGACACGATGCAATGATGAAGTCTCTTAAAGACCTTGCTATTTCTATCAAAGAACAGCCCGATATGACTACTCTGTTAGAAAAAAATCTTGAAGCGGTAAAACAATTCACTAAGAAATTAAGTGAGTTAGAAACAAAAAAAGAAGTTAAAGTAATTGCTAATCACGACCCGGTAATTAAGTCAATAAACCAAATGGCCGAAGCGATAAACAATAATTTAGCTTTATTAATAGCCTCCAACAAAAAAGAATGGAAGGTTGATGTTAAACGTAACAATTTCGGATTTATTGAATCCGCTACTATAAAATGAGAATATTTGCTTCAGTATATTTAGGTTGGACTCCGATACTTGCTGTTGCAACTGATGGCGCTCGTAAGGTGTTAGAAGTAACTGGATGGACTGGCGGCAGTGGCACGGCTCCGGCAACCGGAGTCTATGTTGGCCCAACGGGATATGTTTCTAATATAATTGATGGAGTTGACATTAGTGGCGGCGTTGGCTCTATTGTTTGGGGAGATATTACGGGTACTTTATCAAATCAAACCGATTTGCAAACGGCTTTAGATGCAAAAGCTCCTATTGCTTCCCCTACATTTACCGGGATTGTTAGCGGTATAACTAAATCAATGGTTGGTCTGGGGAATGTAGATAACACCTCTGACGCTACTAAAAACTCTGCCATTGCCACTTTAACAAATAAAACCCTTACATCCCCTGTTATTAATACTCCAACTGGAATAGTAAAAGGAGATGTTGGTTTAGGTAACGTGGACAATACTAGTGATGCAAATAAACCAATAAGCACAGCTACTCAAACAGCTCTGGATGGTAAGGTGGATGAAAATACTTCTATTATCGGTGCAACTAAAACTAAAATAACATACGACGCTAAGGGATTAGTTACTTCGGGGGCAGATGCTACAACTGCTGATATAGCTGATAGCACCAATAAAAGATATGTAACAGACGCTAATCTTACTGTAATAAACAACACCAGTAATGTTAATACCGGAGATCAAGACCTTACTCCTTATTTTAATAAATCCGTAGACGATACCGACGACATCACAGAAGGTGCTATAAATAAATTTGCCACCGCGTCTGAAAAAACAAAAGTGGGATTTATATCCGTTACTCAAAGCGTTGATTTGGATACGATCGAAAGTGACACTATTGCCAATAACGCAAAAGTGACAAACGCTACGCATACAGGTGAAATGACCGGCGCTACTGTTTTAAGTGCTGACAAAACAATAATAACGAACAAAGCCCATGTTGCAGCGGCAGTCGGAGACAGTTTATTAATCAGTGATTTAAGCGATAGCGGTAATCTCAAAGAAACGACTATACAGGATATTTTAAATCTTGTTCCTGCGGGGCCAACATACATTACAGGGACGGCAGTTATTGATTTTGGCAACGAAAACGATTGCGCTGTTACCACCGTTTCTAACGCCTCGATAACTAATACAGGACTTAAAAGTTGTTCGTTTGTCCCACAAGATACAACGGCAACTAGTTTAGATGACTTTAGCTTAAATGGAGTTTCTTTCAGTATTGAGAATATAGTGGATAACACTTCGTTTGACGTGAGGGGAACTGCTGTAAATAACGCAAGCAATAATTATACAATTAAATATTTAATACAGATATAAGATGTCAACAAAAATACAAGGCGGTTCAAGTACCGCAGGATTAGCAAATGTAGATTCAGAATATAATTTACGAACAAATACTCCCGGATATGATGCAACAGGGAATCCGATTGGTGGTGGTAGCGCTAATGCTCCAGCAATGTTTAGTGAAAATGACGCTGGAACTAAAACCGGTGCTCGTTATGTGGCATCTCCTGAAACAGATGACGATTATAGATTGAGGGTTGCCCTTGAGTCATTGTGGGACAACGAAACGTTTAACTACACGGCTCAAAATACCGGAAAGTTTATTTACAGAAATACTACCATGACTAATGCGTGGACGGCGGCAGGGCTTATTAGTAACAGTGGTAATATCACCACTACTACAACCGGAACGTCATTTGCTACATACGCTGAGTTTCCAATATTAGGCGCGTCTCA